GTGGGCGTGCGTAAAAACACGACAAACTCCAACTATAAAAGTAATGATCTTTCAGGCAAATTAAAACCTAAAAGATTAGAATTCGCCTATGATGACCACGATCATAGGTATACTACGCTATATATGTATATATATGTATATATATAAATAAAATGTAATATATCAAAATTTGCAATAAATACATGCAATGCAAGTATAATGTACAATATTTAATATGCAAAAATGCAAAAATATAAAATAAACAGATGTGTAAAATATGCACAAGTGAATATATTTAAAAAACAGCTATGCAGAACTTGGATCTGGAATTATATACATGGCTGGTGCGTGTAGGTACAAACCGAGCGCAAAATCCTCGGCTGTGGCAACATACGCTTTAACATATGACGCACTTGCCGTACCATCTTGCAAGGTAACCTGAATTTGATGATTCATTATGTTCGTATCATCTGCATAGGAGCCCTTAGTAGAGGTCACTCTAGCATAACTAGAGCGATATTTACTATAGAAGGGCAATTCCACTTCTACAACAGGTTGTACCTTGGTTGGTGTGAGTGTACACCCTGAACCCATATCTCCAAGACCAGATATGGACAACGCAGCAGTCACAGAGGGAGATGTAGTGGAAGCAACTGTTGCAAGTGCATTGTAGGACGTAATAGGTACAGGTGTCCTAACGACACCGACATCAGATAAGATGCTATCACTACTAGCTGACGCGTAATATTTATACCTGATACCACCCCTCTTAAGCACATAACAAGGTGTAATATAATTGAGAGCAGTTTGGCCGACATAATTATAGGCGTGGGCAGCACCTGTGACATCCATCCCCGCACCAAAATCATAACCTCTATAGGGAGGGAAATTGGGTCGGTTAAAGTTGTGCACCTGCATAAAGCCCGCTGTCGAACCAATTCTAGAGTTACCCCTAGAGAACCAATACCTCTTCAACAATTGTCTAAAGGAACGTACACTCTCTCCACCATACACTAAGTCCATATCATCCTGTGCTTTCACATGCACGGCTGGAGCACTAAAAGCAACGTCAATGTCAGCATTTTCGACTTCACCAGGCACATCACCCTCATCAACTCCAGACTGGAATTCGAGAGGCGCTGGTATGACGGAGTCAAAAACTGATAGATCCGCAACATTATCTCCAGTTGGGTTCATAAGACGCATATTTTCAGCACCTTGTACAAATACAAGCACATTAACATCCGTGGATGACACACTTGGTGATGTCAAATCGTTAAGCACCTCGACAGTGATAATGCCATTAGAGAAGCTTTGCGCTGCCACAAATTTGATGGCATTAGAAAAATGTTGTGTCAAATTAGATACGGGGTCAATATCACGATATGCTTCAGGTTGCATCCAAGCTACTCTAACAGAGAAATCCCTCTCCTCACTAATATCTACAATGCGTGTATATACAGCGTTCCAGCCGGGACCTGCGGAATCATCGAACCACGCAGGGTCGATCGTAATCCTCAGTCTCCCCTTATGATATGCAGAAGCAACCACACTGAAACGAAAGATTATGTCTCCACTCCAATATTTAAACAGTTGAGCAGCATGAGACATGGGTGTGGGATAAACTACGTCCGCACCGGAAAAGGTACTTACATCAAAAGAACACAAAGTAGGACAAACATATGAATTAAATAAAAAACCATCCGCTACATCCGTTGTACTCCAACCAAAACTTGTTAGAAACGATTCACGCATCACAACAGTTGAAAGATCCATCTCATCTTCTGGTGTCAATCCAAAAGTCCTAGGATCAATCGTAAGTTCTTGTTTGGAATCCAAAGACAACTTTTCAACCATTTCATCGGCATCAGTAACGGCCATAGAGCCTGCAAAACGTGGTTTATATGGCTTGGTACTATCTAAAATGGCAGGTCTGCTCAAACCAAGGGTTCTAGCAACTCCACCAATAGTAGAGGCCCACGCATCAGTCGCTCGAGCATATGGACCAATACGTGGCACTGCACTCAACAGCTTGGCAGTGCTAGAAATGGAAGAAGCAACTTTTCCTACAATTCCTACTCCATACTCAGACTGGAAACTTAAAGATCCAGGATCGTTGGTAGTGGGTATGGTTAACTCCACATTTTCTAACCAAGCAAAAATGGAAATAGTCAACGGATCTGTCGCACCATTGGCATGTTGGAGATCAACAAAACTTCTCAGCCTCATCAAACCCAACTCAGTCCAGTCACTCGTTGTGATATTCAACCAATTCTGTTTATACAGAAAAGGCAGAGATAATTCACCACCCTGAGAAAGAGTGGTATCTAAAATCACACGAGGCATTTGGGACTGTGCCATCAATGCTCCTACCTCATTGACACCAGCAAAAGAATTAGCATAGATTCCGTCATGTGTATTTAGAGGCTGGTATGACAACATCGCCTTCCCATAATAGAAAGAATTGCCATTCACCACAGCCTTCACACGCAAGTCTCCACGGAGTAAATAATACTTCCTCAACCTATCCTGGACGTTTGCGTCTGCCAGGAAAAGACTCCAAGGTTGGAAATTAACGTTCAAACCTGAGCCGGGCGTCCAACTATATTGTGTTATGCGAATAGGACGTTCCAGGAAATTTCCCAGATTCGCATCAGGATTGTAACTCAACATAAATGTTGGGTCACGACGAGACAAGTTCAACTCCTCACGGGGAGTGTCATCATCTCTAAAGTGTGTCGTTTCTTGGGTTAACACATCCCTTGTTTTAATATTATTCGCGAGTTAGTTATTAACGATAAACCAGATAAACTCATACTTGGTCCAACGTTACATTTTCTTGATCTAGAAATCCCCCTTAAATAAGGGTTCCACACGAGGGTGGATCTATCACATGCATAGCTATCCAATAAAATACAAACGTAAAAATACAATAAGAATCCTTAAATACATGCGGCCATATTCAACTTTGAGTGCGCGAGGCGGCGCACTATACTGATTCAATTTTATACTTAGCACAGTAACAGCTAAGTTGTTCCTCATAAGTGGGAAAACCACCAATGACAAAAGGCGTAATGCCAGTGGTCCTTGCAATCATTTCTAGTTGCGCCACACGAACGTCATAAATCTCCTTCCCATGGTAGAAAAGTTCACCAAGGGCGTTCGAAATGGCACCACCAGATAAAGCTTCAGGCGTTTCCACCGACTTCTTGGAACAATGAAGGGACTTATATATTGAATCCAATTCCAATGGAGCAAAATACTGCCCAAGTTCAGGCATATAAACGGCCTTCCGCTTCAAAAAGCTTGTCTCCTCAAACGAAATATGAGGCACAGACTCACTTTCCTTATCAGCCATTGTATAAACCACACCAATAGTCTGCAAAACTAACATGACACTAGTATGAGAAAACCACAAAAAGTCATCATGCACGCCACACAGGTTATCATCACCATAAGTGATTAA